ATTTAAACTTTTTCTTTAGCATAATCTGTTTCATTAACTTCTTACACTGATATTCGTATCCAGGAGATCTAAAAGATCCTCCAATTTTTTCAGTTTCTTTGTTAATATGATCTATTAATTCTTCAGTCATAAATCTAACATCTGCTAACAATCCTTCCATTTCCTCATCTTCATCATCAGAAATAGTTCCGTCTGCGTTTTTTTCATCAACACCTTGAATACTTGATCCATATGTTGCCATCCATTCTTCTCTAGTCATACCGGATTTAGCAGCTTGCATTCCTAAAAAATCTGAAAATTCATTTAAATATTTCATATTAATAATTTTATTTATTTTTGTTAATCTATATATCTTTATTTTATCTAGGAATTCTAACCATAGTATCTTTGGTTTCTCGCTTGTCTGTGTTCTTAACAAAATCAAAACCTTTATAAAATGTCTCTAATCTTTTAACAGAACTAGCTCCAAAATCTTTAGAAGGGGTTAGATATATTTTCTTATTTTCTTTATCTGCAAAATCTGTAATGATATTCATAACTTTAGTTCCAGTTCCAGAACCTCTAGATTCTTTAGGTATTTCAATCTTACCTAGTTGTAAATATGTACCGTTATCATAAAGGTCTAATTTAATATTGAACTCATCTTCTAAATTCTGTAGAACGTATGATTCTCCTAAAACTGGTGAATTATCATGTCCGCATTTGTGGCATAGAAAAACATCTTTTCCACCATCTTCTATTTCCCATGACCAACCACAGCTATCACACATAACTCGATTAGCCGTGAATTCCTCAAATAATTTAATATATTTCATATACTTATATATTATAAAAAAATGGGGTAAGAATAGTAGCGAACTTTTTCTTACCCCGTGCCGTTAACTAAAACGGTCCTAAAATCCAACCATATTTCAGGTTGGCGTATTGTTATCCGTCACAGCTTAAACAATCTGGGTCTGTTGCACTTGATGCAATATCTCCACGTAAAACTGATTCGGTTCTCATATAGTATAAAGTTTTAATACCTTGATCATATGCTTCTAAATGAACTTGGTTAATAAACTTAGGTTCTGCTTCTTTAGGAAAAGCTAAATTTAGTGATGCTGATTGATCAACGTATTGTTGTCTAATTCCACCTTGTTTTACTAACTCTAATTGATTAATTTCCTTAAATGTTTTGAAAACATCTGCAAGTGGAATATAATCAGGCTTTACAGCGGCTGGTACTTTTTCTAATTGCTTTGTAGTAAGTGGCTTTGCAGTATCTCCAATAAGTACATGATAATCATCGATCCAATCTAACCCTAAAATACTTCCACCATCTCTTAGGATTTGATCCCAAGTTGTTTTAGTATTTTTACCAATTGCATCTAATACTCTCTCAAGCGTTTGATTTTTTCTAATGAATGTACCTTTAGCAGTTTGCTCTGTAAATACATTTGCTGCCCATGGTTCAATACCCGGAGAAACGTTTCCACTTAATTTAGAGTTTGATACTGTCGGTGCAATAGCTCTTAAGTGTGTGTTTCTCATTCCTGTCCCAACACACCATAATGGTTCACCTAATTCAATCGCCATATCTCTTGATGCTCTTTCAGATTCAATCTTAATTTGAGAGAATATCTTACGTGTTTCGAATTGAGCTGTTAAACCTTCAAATGGTACGTTTCTATCTTGTAATCCTAATGCTCTACCTTTTTCAGCAGAACGAATTGAGTTTTCAAATCCTCTCATGAATTTAGCCTTCTGAATAAACTCTTCCATAACTCCATCAAGGAACCATGTTGCAGTATAAACTAAATCTGTATTTTTCCACTCTTCATATCTTGCCAAATTGACTGAACTTAAACAACATACAAATGAATGTGATTCGTCAGTGTGTAGTGTAATTTCAGAACAGATGTTTGTCATGTAAACTTTTAAACCATTTTGCTTGTATGCTTCTGGGTTTGCTCTGTTTACATTTCCTTTAAACATGATATATGGTTCTCCACTAGATCTACGCTTTCTAATAACTGCAGTCCATCTTTTACGTGCTTCCTTATCTCCCTGTCTTACTTTTTGCATAAAACCATCAGAAACGATAACACATTGGTGTAAGTTTAGCGATTGTCTGTTTACATCTCCTTTAGGCTCTCTAATTTCTAACCATTCCCAAAAATCTTTATGCTCAATATCAATATTAACTGAGGCTGCTCCTCTTCTTACTGAACCTTGATTTGTTGCCAAGATTGTTGAATCGAAGATTTTAGCGAAAGGTACTACACCATCACTTGTTCCATTTCCAGTAATTGTTGCACCTGCTGGTCTGATTTGGTTAATTCCAATCCCTACACCACCTCCGTGTTTTGCGAGCAACATCATCTCTAAGTTTTTTGCACCAATATCGTGGATCGAATCTGCTACATCAATACCAAAACATGATATTGGAAGGCCTCTTTCAGTTCCTGTATTTGAAAGTACCGGGCTAGCTAAGTTTAACCAACCTTTCCAAATATAATCAAAAAATTTGCTTGCAAGTTCTGGTTTGCGTAAACGTTTTGCAACTGTTGTTGCAACTCTCCAGTATGCATCTTTAGGAGTTTCACCTTGTAATAAATATCCGTTGCTAATTGTTTTAACGTATATCTCTGTGTTTGCCCATGTTGGAAAATCTACACCTAATTCCCAGTTTAGTTTTTCTCCATGGTTAATGGTATCTTTATTCATATTTATATTTTAAAATAATTCGTCTTCGTCCCAGTTTTCATCTTCACCAGCCTTAGAATAATCTGTAGGGCGGGTTGCAAAGAAATCCGTATGTGTTGTTCCTCCTGTTAAGTGATAAAACCAATCTAATTCTCCAGCAGCATCTTCGTCAAATTGCATGAAAGGTCCTTTTGCATATCCTAGTTCAGCGATCTTTTCGTTAGCTCTTTTTAAAATGAACTGTTTTAAGTCGTTTGCTTTAAGGTTTTCAAGATCTCCTTGTTCAAAGATTTTATCGATGAATTTGTGTTCCATCTCAACCATTAATTCAGCAGCTCTTAATACATCATCTTTAACATCTTCTAATAGTTCAGGATATTCCGCAGTCATTTGTCTAAATAATTGACATCCCATTTTAGAGTGTAGTGACTGACCATTTCATTTGCTGTCCAATACCTTTTAATAAGTTTCTCATTTGAAACGAATAAAGTACTGCAAAAGATGAATATAAAGAAACACCTTCAGCAAATGCACTAAAAATAGCTAAAGATCTTGCTACTTCTTTTCTAGCCTGTGAACTTGTTTGTAAATCATCATGAGTCCAATCAGCTTGAGTTTCTGTTAAGTGTTCAAATTTTTCAGCAGTTGCTGGTTCGTGTAAGAATGCTGAAAAGTCTTCTAACCCTAAAGTTTCATTTAAATAAGAATATGCGGTTGCATGGATAGTTTCTTGAGAACCAAATGCCATCGCCATTTGCTTGATTTCCCATTTTGGAAACCATTTTGTAACCATACCAGTCCAATAATCTGAAACGGCACATTCAGTTTGTGCAAATCCTAAAAGAATATTACCTACCAAATTCTTTTCCGCTGGATCTAATTTTTCATTCCAGTCTTTAACGTCTCCTTGCATTGAAATTTCAGTATGTAACCAAAAAGCCTGCATTTGCTTTAACCATCCTTCTGTATAAAATTCAGGATATTCAAAAGGTTTGTATTCTAATCTCTCTGTAAATAATCTAGAGTTCTCCATATTTCTTTTTAAATTCTTTAATTTTCTTTTTAGACTAAATAAGGCCTTTTTGATAAGACCTTATTGATTGTAGATAGTATATATTCTATTACATTCAACGGATAGGTTTAATGTTTATAAGATATTATAATAATCTTTTCTTCAGTTGATCTGCTTTTGTAAAATACTCATAAGACATTTGTTTGTATTCTTTTCTTTGACCATATAGATCTGCAAGAATCTTTTTAAGAATACTATCTTCTTTAGAATAAACTACACCGTTATCACACACAATAACATTCTTATCTTCACGTCGCTTTGGTATTTCACTCTTATATACTTGTTCAACGTAAGAATCTGGAGAGATATTAAACTGTCTCATAATTGAAGGATATAGAGAAGCAAAGTCAAATGCACTTACACCTTCATAAAATCCTAATATTGGTTCTTTTACATAAGCTCCAACATATTGTCCGTCTTTTTCTCCATCTTCTTTTTTCTCAGTTCCGATTCTCATTCCTTGTTCAGCAAGCTTTCTTGCCATAATAGATTCGGTAACTGCCACTGGGGATGCTGCTTTGTAAAGAGGCATCTGTGTAATATTTGCCAATGTTAAAAGTACTTCCATTGATTTCAGTTTCTGGTCAATATAATATACCAATACTGAATCGACTACGTTGTAATAAATATATTTAACAAAATTATCTCTATATAGATCTTGTAAGGATCCCGTATATTTAATCTTCTTAACATTTAATACTTGACCTGAAACATAGTCGAGTGAGTTAGACTCTTTTACTTTCACACTACGATCATACTTATCATACAACTGCATGTAATCTAGAATTCCAATATGAAGTGGTCGGCTGTCGTTTCGATCTACCTTTTTAGTCATACCGATTTCTGCAACGTCAATCTGTAATCTTTTACATCGATTAACAATATACTGCCAGTCATAATTAATAAAGTTCCATCCAGTCATCATTGGAAACTTAGGCAAGAACTTCATTAAGAATGTGTATACCATATCATATTCAGTATTGAACTTGTGGTATTTAAATTCCCAGTCTTGATCAAAATCTTTGAAATACTCATTAGTATCATCATTAATTTTCTTAATCTTATCCGGCGCCATATCTTCTAAACCTAATACAATAGCTTTTCGTTCTGGCGTGATAATTGAGAATGAAAGAATTCTACTTTTAGCTTCTTCAGCCTTTGGAAATCCATCAACAATCTCGGTTTCAATATCGACAAAGTATGTTTTAGGCATGTTATATGCTAGAATTTCTTCTTTATCTTTTTCAGGTAATCCATCAATAAAATAGTTTAATGAAAATTTATTGAATTGGCGAGCGTATCCTAATTTAACAGGACGGCCGTCCCAGTTTTTAAATTCAGTGCTTACTCCTTTTTCATTTTCACCACATACATACCAATTCTGAAATTGTTGAATTGGATATTGCTTGTATGCTACTTTACCTTCTTTATCATAATAAGATACAATAACGTCCTTATCTCTTTGTTCGATATCTAATATCATTAATAGTTGTTTTTCTGACGGTTAACATTCTCTTCAGCTTTTGCGAAGTAGTAATTGTATGCAGTTTTTGCATCTAGCCCGATTGAAGCTGCGTAATTGATAAAGAAGTGTAGGATATCTACCCATTCCATATACAATTCTTTTTTATCTCCTTCAGCTTTTTTCCAGTATTTCCATACTGCATTTCCAGAACCATCTTTAATACCACCAAGAGCATCAGTCATTTCGTGAATTTCATCGACAACTGCATGTGTGTTACAGTGCCAGAAATCCATGATTTCTCTGATTGTCATATCATCAAAGTTGAAGCCATAAGTCTGCTCTTGCATCTTCTTTTGGTTTTCCATGATATCCGCTAAGTGTGTGTTTGATTGATCGTAAAAGTCTTTTACTTCTAGATCTTTGCATTCATTATCTATATTTGCCATTACTTATTTATTTTAAAAGTTATATCTAATCGATCGAATAAGTTTCTTAATTCTTTCTTTTGTCTTGCAATTAAATCATCCGAATAAGATGCTACTAAATTTTCAACATCTTTACTTGATTTAACATATAATTTATCACGCAATACTGGATCTTGTATCAATTCCATGTTTGGATCGTATTCAATTTGGATTGCAGCCAAACAATCGCTTGCCATAGTTTCATAAAAACGGAATGTTGTTACGTTATCTAGGTGTTCTGCATCTCCAAGTATTAAACTTGCCTTACTTTTTGAAATTGTATCTAATAAGACCGAGTGTTCCATCTTTTTAGCAAAAGTAGTTGGAACCTTTTTAGTTTTATAACCAACTAACAAACTCTGTTCGCTATGTGGCATATACTTTCGAACTTGTTGTTCTCTAAAGGATGCTCGATTGTCTCCATAATAAATCGCATCCCATTCTTTTTTAGGAGCATCAAAATCAAATAGTGCATTAGTTTGTTTGTTATCTAACTTGCTCGCCATTCGATGCTTAAACATATATGTGAACCAATCCAATCTTTCCCAGTTTTTAGGTGTTCTGCCTAGGAATTTTGAGATGTCTTTACCAGGAAATAGGTAAGTTGCGTTCTCAATGATCTCGGCCCACTCAGATTCAAGATCTTGGATTAGATTGAATCTTTTCAATACTTTAACTGGATCTAAGAAATCAATGCGTCATAAGATTCCCAATCAGCATCCGTATAATTTACATAAAAATCAAACTCTGCTGTATTTCTATTTTTCTTACCGATCAAATCTACTTCATATCCATTCTCTTCTAGGAGTTGTTTGAAATATGTAGCTTCTAAACCCCTGTGGTTTTTATTATTATATGTTAGATTTGAAAATACTGATGTGATTGCTACTTTCATTATTTGCTTTCGTTTACATAGTTATCAAGTCCTTGAATATATGCAACAGCATCTAATAAATTATCACGTTTGTGGTTGTAACTTTCTCGAGAGAATTTAAGAGCTACTAAGGCCTTAAACATATCTGCTCCGGTTACTTCATGACCTGTCATTCCTTGAAAGATCATTGCGGCACGATCCATGCCTTCTGAAAAAGGACCGTAGTTACGATCTGCTTCTTCACTTCTATTATTTACGATGTCATTCGCTTCTTCTAATATACTTTTCATTTTTTATTTTTTAGTAAATATTATATGCGTAATTTGAGAATTGTTTCTAATTAATTCTCTTTAAAGGTACCCATCCCTGGTCTTTTGTCATTTTATGAGGAATTCCATCAATCATTGTATACCCAGCTGATTTAATTTCTTTCTCATCTTTAGCGGTGGCTCTTTTTACTAGTTCTGCAAATTCTTCTGCGGTTGGCTTTTCTCCTTTAACTGCGTGCATCTTGTATTCCCATGGGTGTTTGTGCTTGATCATAATTGTTTGTTTTATTTTTGAGTTATTATTTTTTCTAATTCGATTGCAAGATCTTCAATTCCTTCGTTGTATGCCCATTGGGTTTCATCTCCCGGATTTCCAAATTTAATGTTATCTGCTGCTGTTTCTAATAAGATTTGTAATTCTTCTAATGTCATATAGTATCTGTTGTTTTGTTATATGTAACTTCGCGAGTTTCAAAACCAATCATATTCATTGGCATATTTAAGTCATACAGAGAAATTGCCGGCATTTCTGGAGTAGGTTCAAACATCATCGGTTGAATCATCTGTAGAATTACCATTTCCTCAACAACTTCTTTAATCCAATAACTCTCAGAGTTTTTGATATTGATTTCCATATCTTCCTTCATAGAGTTTACATCATCCTCAAATCCAATCCCATAACTATATGGATTAACAATTGATGCTAGATCTTGGCATTCTTTAGATGTCTCGAGAGTATTAAGGTAATCAAGTATTTGATCGATATAATAAGCTCTAAGGTTATCATTAAAGTCATACATTTCAGCAGACCATGGTTTTGTGATCTCGATGCCGTATTTATAAATCTTTGGAATTTCCATAATTATAGTGTAAATCGTTGAACATTAAGACTATCATTGAATTCAGATTCTTCTTGCT